CTCTCAAGCGCTAGGTTTATTCAACCTGATCACCGGTCCGCTCGCGACTGCCGGACCTGACTGCAGATAAATGTATGCGACGGTCGGCTGTTCTTGCCAGCACTCGTCCCTCAGGAGTTATGCGTGACATACCGACTGGTGGCATAAAATAGGCAGAAGTTGGATAAGAAGAAGATAAAGTAGAAGTTGTTAGTGAAGAAGAAGAAGTTGATGAAGAAGATGAAGAAGAAGATGAGGATGGCACCTCACCTTTAACCTCCGGGTCATCGTCCGGACACTCTGGAAGGAACGATGCAGGCACCCTAACCTTAGCCAAACGACCAATTTTGCTCTCTAATTTCTCTTTAGACGAAAGCAATGGTCCTGGATAACCAAGGAATGGCGTAGCATCATTTAATTGGGTAATTTCCAAATACCCGGTCCAGCCATTGGGCCAGGTATTCAAAGAATAAATCGGGAAACCAACGAATCCAAAATCACTGGTATCCAAAGATACGATCTCGTTCTCAAAAGAGAACGTGATACCACTGGCAGACGTTATTGCCTCAGAAGCCTGAGGAAATAATGTTGAGACAACCATACAATTACTATTAAAAGTATAAAGTGTGTTAGTCGCGTTAGGACCAGTGCCACGCACAGTAACGCGATACTTGTTGCCCACAACGGGGTTTTCAAACTCCACAAACCCAGAGACATTGTTGACCGGAATCAACAGTGCACTGAGCGATGGCTCCAACGGGGACGGGGGAAACGTTGTCGACAACAGCGATCCTGACCATCCCGGAAGAGACCATGTTTGGGTGGGTATCTCACCACCATTAAACTGGAGCGTGGGCTTGAACAATGATACATCATAAGAAACCCACAAACCACCTATATCCGCCACGGCCTGCATACCTTCGGTCATCAGTTGAAAACTGCCGAAATCATAAAACTTTGGGTCCACAACATCTGCAGTAGACGAGCGAACAAAAAGATTGTCTAGTGTAGAGCTAGATCTCTTACACTCAACAGCATGGATTAAATTATCAGCAGGCTTTCCCATATTGGCAAATTGTGTAATCAGTGCAGACTTCACGTCACTGAAATCTGCAGCTGACACATTGTAAGATGTTGCCATTATGACCTTTCCCAACGCAGTGTTGGTGCTAGATAACGCATTCGATGAAGTTGAAACAAATTCAAAAATCAGACCATGCAATTCATACTGTTGAAATTTAACCGCTACACTCGACAACCACGGAAACGTTTTCACGTTTCCGGGGTTTATGATGAATTTCCTATTCTTGAAATCAATACTGCCATTAATATCAGTAAGATACTCACGCGCCCGAAGACGTATGACTGTCTCACCAAATGATGGCACATTAGTGACTCCCATCAAGGAATTTCTTGAAATGGTGTATCCGCCAGAACCAGAGACATAGTTGTAGAGGTACTGCCCGGCCATTCCAGCCGCGCGCCCAATCCTACCACCAATCCCGGGGGCAATTAAACCACCAATCATTTCGCCAGCTCTCGCTAAAGAACCGTCAAGTTTCCTTCCACCCACCTTTTTCCGTCTAACTTTCTTGGCCTTAGCAGCGACGGACCTGACTGCTTTGGTTGCTTTCTTTTGTTTTCGAGGAGGCATGTAATAACGATGAAATATCAAAATTACAGCCGGGCAACTCGAATTGGGGATCTGTTCCACAGTATACTCTCACATAATGAGCCGCATAATGCCGTTGTTCATCAGTACAGTATGACAATATTATGGGATGATCAATCGGTGACCTAGCGTCTGTCAGTTGATCAAAATAACTCTCAAGAGCTAATTGATCAAAAACTGAAACACCATACGCTTCTTCCATAACAACCCTAGTCTGCATAACAACAGGCCGGGGTTCTAATGAAGAACCGGTCATCTTTTGCTTCACCCACCAATCATCAATACGGTAGTGACTAGTAGACGTCAAACGTAGTAACGCAAGCGCAAATGACTGCAAAATCGGTGCACCCACCGATTCAGCCAATAGCGACATAGCCTTACCACGCAGCAGCTCACACTTCACCTTTTCAGATGAATTGTGAAACTTCCTGTGTGCCCACCCCAAATTCAAAACCTTTTTCATGGGGGCTGGAACCACCACGAAAGTGTCGGAATCGAAAACCATAGAACAGAAAGAAGCACGCTCCACTTTACTATGGAATTCAATCTTGACATTGAATCCCATAACCACATAAAAAGAAGTAATGGAGCTAGGTAGAGTACCAACTCTAGGATCGATAATGCCAAATCGACAAAGGTCATCAGCCACCCGACAGGAACCAGGACAAGCTGTCCTAGTAACCAACAGGCGGTGTCGACCACAATCTTGATATAATCGACCTTTATAGGTGGCAATTCTACAGGTTTTTCTATTACAACAGGTTGGCTTGGCCAAATCACACCTCGAACAATGTCCAATTGCGATTGGACATATTCTTGCAAGACAGTCGTCTCCCTCAATGACACAATCTGAGTCTTGAAACCCAAATAATTCGCATAAAAATAAGAAGACCATGAGGTTTGTAAAGCCGTTGCCCAGTGACGTGCACATTTCTCCAGACATTCTACACGCAGGGATACGTGCTCGAACATCCTTGAACTCACATCTATTAATGCCCCCGACCACTCTGCAGAAGTACTTGATAGTTGCTGCTGCGTCGGCATTGTCCTTGACAAAGTATCTATAGAGCTCAAACTCACATTCTTCAAATAGTCGACGAGTGAAGTGACTTTCGAATGCAGTATAATCTGTTGCGATGTATTGAGCACCGTCTCTATTGATCCTGTCGTAGACGTACCGAGCTCGCTCATTAACAGGGATATGTTTAATGAACTGAGGGTGGTCGTAAAGTTGTTTTTCCAGTGCTGAAAATATTGGTCCCACTCTGATCTTAAACTCGTCAACACGGGCGTAGATTCCTCTGATATGCTTGTAACTGGGGTAGGATTCGTCTTTGGGGAAACACTTAACCACATAAGAAGACAAATCATACTTACTATCACAAGACTCCATCTTAGCACACAAATCAAGCAACGCTTCCTTTCGGGCGTTACTATACGGTGTGCTCCGAATCCACGTCCGCGGGTTAAGATCATGATCAGCAGCCATAGGAACGATATTATCTCTAACCCACCGTCGTACAAAACTTTTAAATCTGCGACGTATCCAGCGATTAGGGTGGGGAGGTTTACAGCCAACGCGTTTAATGACCGACCTAACCACGTTCGGAACGTGGCTAGGATCCCCATGAGGATTGGCGGCCCCGAGAACAATTGGGCCCAAACTTGTCGCCACAACGGGACGACCACATTTGCCATCAGTGTGTCGAACGCTAATGCGGACACCGACCTTTGGAGGCGATACTTCTGGAAGTGTAACCTCATCGAATCGGTACCCGTACTTAACGACACGGAGTTCTCGGGGCCCGTCTGAAAATCCACCTGTGAAGCGGTGGTGCGTGAATAACGCATGAAAGAATACGCAACAGCAACCGTGTTGTTGATTGTAATCTTATCATCCGCACCTAAATTGATGTCCTGATACGACTGCGCACAAGATGTCAAACGCATTAACAATGTCGCATCATTCAAGAGGAGGTCCCCCTTGGCAAACAAATGCCAAAACAACGTCAAAGATATTTCTATCCATTCATCATTGAGAACCTCATCCACTTGCATACTCGACCATGTCCGTGAATGAACACGCACATGGCGAATGCGATGAATACGAGGGTGATAAGCAAATTTCTTCGCAATCATTTTGTGGGCATTCGATCGCCGGTCCACTTCCGGATCTGGAAGGGGCTCCGCCTCATCAAAATACCACACATCATTCACCACCGTACAAAACGCATATTTTATGTAAGCATCAATTGCACCATTCACTGCCAATAAACCATATGACAGCAAATAGCACCACACCGCCGCTAAAATCAGACTATAGCTAACCAACATGCACGTCAAATCAAATAATGTTCTGTAGCTAACCCAGAACATTATGAACATCACAACGGAATAAACACAAACCGCATGATTGCGATGTTCGACATGATCCTGATACACAAACGAACCAGGATTTTTATCCCACTGCGTGCATGGTTCCTCAATTGCAGGACCTTCTGGCAAAGGTTCACTCCCTGCATCCAGCACTGTTTCCTCCTCTTTCTTCTCTTCCTCCACTTGGCGAGCAACATCTCTAGCTGCCGCCTGTTGTGACTCCTCCGCCCGCACGGACGCAGCCACCAAATCGGCACGCTTGTTAGAACGAGCGGCCTTACCCGGGGCACCACGGACAATTTTCCGCTTCTCCTTTTTGCCTCGAGCTTTCGCCTCCGCAGGTGAGTACTCCTGATGAGTTTTCTTCACCCACTTACCACGCAAAAAATGACCATGTTTATGGTCACACTCCGAATCATCGAAGTGACTCTCATCTCGTTTAACGTCAACCGGTGACGAAGCATTCGAATTTGAGTTTGATGTGGCCATGGCAAGTACAGGTTTGGGGCGATACGACGCTTATGTTTAAGGTGTCATCTGTCGCAATCATACACCCCATGCAGTTAATTTCTGCATGGTCGAAATGGCCTATTTGGCGGCCAGCCCCCCCTGGTGAATGCAGAGGTCACAGTTCACATGATTTGTACTTAGAGCTGCATTGGTACTAAGCCTATGCACGGATCAACGGGCTCCCATACTAGATACCCTAGCCGTGCAAAATAGCCTCCCATAACTACAACCCCGTTCCGCCTCACACTACATGTGACATGCAAAACAGCAGGGGTCCCCTCACCACCCAGGTCGGGGATACTGAATTCCGGTCCAGCCTCTGACTTTCGTCATGTTACAGGGTAACGCCAACCGTGGAGTGTGGCCTTCCTATGTCGCAACACCGAGTCACAAATACCTAACGGGAATGCACGCCATTATCACAGTAAAGTCCCACAGCTGGACAACATCACAGACCACGTGCCTGCAATGTTGAACCTGTGGCTTTCTGGAGCGCAAAACGGTTAGATACAGATCATCGGATAACACACAACATATTCGTGTCACCAATCCATGAACAAGAAGGTAAACTGCCCAGTGTATATCTCTCCTAGGCACTGGTGTTTGGTCGTGTAATGTACACGAACCTCACAATCTTCTATTTGCCTACTGATCTTCACTTGTCCGTAGACGTGATAGAGGAAGAAGAGTAGAGAAAAAGAAAGAAAGCCAGCATCGCTTTCTTCTTGTTCAAGGTAAATCCT